TTTATTTTTTTTTTTTTTATTTTTTGAATGTTTATTTATTTTTGTTTTTAATATATATTTTATTATTTTTTTTTTTTTTTTTTTTATTTTTTTTTTTTCATAAATGTTTTTGGTAATGCATTAATTGGTATCAATTTTACCATCCCTTTTTGTAATTCGTGTTTAATATAAAAATCAATATAAGTTATAAATGTATTATTTCCATTGTATCTCTGAATACCTTGATATAATCCAAATAAAGCATAAGATTTCATCTCATCATTTTTAATGTGATAACAAATATTACTATGTAGCTGTTTAAAATTTAGAGCCTTATATTCAGCCCATTTTTTGTAGCTATTAAATAATATGTTATTTATTTGTTCTCGCATTTCTATTGTAGTTCCTGGATTTTGAATAATATTTTTGATTCTTTGTTGTGATTCTTTACTTAAATGTATACATAAACTTGTTTTTATAAACACAAAAAATATTATATATAAATAATTCATTGCTCTATACATAAATAATACATTTCTCTATACATAAATAATACATTTCTCTATATCTTAATAAAGATCTTCCAGAAAAATTTAAAAGAAGCTATAAATTATCTGATAGAAAAGTAAAAGATGTCAAGTCTAATAGTAATATTAGCGTCAAATTGCATCAAGCTTAATAGATGCAATTACATTTTTTAGTGAATTTGGTGTAATATTATTTAGATAATATATTATAATAAGCAAGAATATTATTAATAAATATCCATGCATCTTTATTGCTATTATAACAGTCTACAATATAAAATCCATCAGCATTATATTTTTCAATAGACCATTCTATATTTTTACACAAGTTGTAATCAATTAAAAACATAGCACTATCAATTTTATAAACTTCAATATTATTCCCTTTTAATACATCTTTAAAAGGAAAAATATTAGCTGGTCTTTTTTGATTAAATGAATATATTTTGTTATCTTCTAAACAGTCAAATAAATTATATATTTCAGGATGCATAATGTTATCATCATCTAAAAAATATATATATGTATCTTTATTTTTAATATTAGACAATGCAAAATTACGTTGACTATTTCCTGCAGTGCTTTTTTCATTTTTATGTAAGTATTCAGTAATTTTAGATTCATTTTTAAATAAGTATGGATTTTCTTTAATTATATTTTCATCATAAACAATTATCCACTCATTAATATAATCAAAATTTATACTGTCTTTGATTTGTGATAAGTTTTCTTGTCTTATTGAAGGTGTTATTATTGTTATTTTTTTTGCATTTTTATTTTTAACTAATTGATTTATTTTTATACTTATATTTGTTGAAATTTTATCATTTAATAATATAACATACTCATCACAACTTTTATATATTAATTTAAAATAAGATATTAAATCATCTATAGAATTATTAATAAGCGAATAACATTTTATTCTATCTAATTTTTTTTCATCAAGTAAATTCATTAATTCTATATTTGTTTTTTCATTTTCTAATAATATAAAGTCATTTTTATCATTTTTATAAAGTTCCATTATATATTTTTCATTTATTAATAATGTTTCAACACCTAATATACAATATTGTGTTTCATAATTAATATTAATTATTTTATTACAATATTTATGTTCATAATTATCTCTTTTCCATATTTCTTTTCCTAAAACACTAAAATCTTCAAATGCATCTAAATTTTGCATTTTTTTATTAATATTCAATAAATCATAGTATTGAGGATATATTTCATCTTGACATAATCTATTAATTTCAGAATTTCTTATTAATGAAAAATTATTATTATTATTATTCATATATTGAATATATCCTAACTTGTGAATTTTAGCCATCTTAGTATTTATAGCTGTACGAAGAATTAATTCATAATCATCACAAATTGGTAAAAACTCTGAAAAATTTCCTATTTTTAATAATATATCTTTTCTCCATATTCTAGGATGATTTGGTACAGAAATAATATGACTCAGTGTTATATTATTTATATTTGGTGTACTTGCAACATAATACCATTTATTATTATATTTATAACAATAATAACCCGCATAACCAAATGAAAAAAAATCTGAATATTTAACCATTTTCCCATCTTCTGTTATATTTGTATAATCCATATATATAAAACCAATTTCAGGATTACATTCAAAAACATTTACAGAATCATTTAATACATCAGGTAATATTTCATCATCATGATCTAGTTCTAATAAATATTCTCCTCTACACAATGATACAACTTCATTTTTAACATTACCAATATTACCACTATTTTCACTCCTTTTATATAATCTTATTCTTTTATCATTAATTAATATATTTTTAAGAAAATTAAAATGTTTTTCATCAGGCGAATCATCTAAAATAACCCATTCCCAATCTTTAAAAGTTTGATTTTTAATACTATTATATGCTCTTAATATTTTATCATATGAATTATAACATGTTGTAAATATTGAAAACTTTACACGGTTAGTTTTTAGAATATTATTAATAAAACAATAATTAATACTTTTATTAAATTGATTTATATCATTTATTTCATTAAAATGTAACCATCTTTTTTTAATTCTATTAGATAATATATTATTCACATCTTTCAGATAAATATTTGAATCACCATATGTTACAATTAAATGATAATTTGAATCATTTAATTTATTTAATTCATCTAAATCAGATGTTATATTTAAGTTAAATAATAATTTTTCTTTATTTTTATCAAAAAAACCATCAACAATATCATATTCATCTTTCCTAAAAAAAATTACATTAGGATATTTCATAATATAATAATTTATTTTTTAAATAAATTAAAACACAACGTTTAATTTATAATACAAGAAAATGGTGTGGGTGCTTAGTTAGTTAATTAGTGGATTAAAAAAAAGGGTATTTTATGGATTTCACAAACTTGTAGTTTTTTTACAAGCGCCTTCATCTCTCATCATCAATCATTTTCATCATCAACAACAATCATTTTCTTCATCATTCATCATCAATTAATTCCATCATCAACAACATCTTCTCAAAAGAGAATATAATTCTCTTGCCTTTGGACAGTTGTCCTGAATTGTGCTTTAGCTTCACACAATTTAACTTTTCAAGGCTTCAAGTTATGTAAAATGCTTCTCGCGTTAATTATTCATAATTTGCAAGATTATGAAAACCCTATAAAATAATTGTTATTAATAACAACTAAATCATAGGATACAAACATTCATTAAATGAAACCATAAAACATTTTTTATTTCAATTTTTTTAGATATGTAATTAAGTATCTAGTCTAAATATTCAGGTGCATATAAATAAATGATTTTCTTTCTAGTATTTTACTTGAATAAGTGTTTCTAAACAATTAAATTCATTAATTTTACTTTCAAAAATATTATTTATATTAACCATATTACCATTTACAAATTCTCCTTCAATACTTGTTCCATTATTATAGTTTATAATGCCATAACCATTTGGTCTATTATCTTTGAATTTACCATTATAAACAGAACAAACATTATTATTTAATGAGTATGTAAATTCGAAACCAACAATAATATTATTTTTTTCAAATTTTCCTTTTTGAATTAGATTATTTGTAGTATTTTGATTTATAAATGTTAAATTCAACAATCCATTGCCTTCTTTATAACCATTTACCCAACCACCAGTATACAAATACTGTGCTTGTGTATCATTGTTAATACCATAACTATGTGTTATCATTGTATTTTGACCTACACCATGTGGCATACCATTTTTAATAGCACCATTATATTCTAACTTATAATTATCATTATCGTTTGATGATTTCATTATCCAATTACCAATACAATAAATATCTTTACTAAAAAGATAATTAAAAATACCATTATATAAAACTTTACCTTTAAATTCTATACTAGAATCTTTTCCAGAAATAGAAAAATTACATTTAGATCCAGATACAATATAAATAATCAATAAATAAGTAATTAATTTAAACATAAAAGATTATTATAATGACCAAGTAATAAAAAATTCAATTTTTTCATATAAAATAATTTAATTTGTTGTTGGGATATTTCCCATAAATACATTTGTAGGTAATTGGTTACCCCAGTAAACCATTTCAGTTTTATCAGAAATAGCTTCAAATTTTTTAACATTAGCATATTCAGGTATTGCAAATAATTCTCTTAAACCTTTTGCTTCAAGTTCCATCTTTTCTGCATTAGCTATAGCTTCTAATTTAATTTTTTGAACATTTGTTTGTGTTGCTTCAAGAATAATAGCATTTTCTATTCCTTTACGTTTTCTTTCAGCTTCTGCATGTTGCATTAAACGTTCATTTTCCATTCGTGTATTTTCCATCTTTATGTCATTATCACGTTTTGCAACTAATGCTTCAGTTGCTTTTTCTACTTCTTTGCGCTTCATTGCTTCTTCGGCAAGAATTTTATTAGCTTTTTCTTCAGCTAATTTAAGACGTTTATCTTTAATTTGAGGTGGAACAACTACACTTGTTACTCTAACATAATCAATTGTAATTCCTGAATCAATAGAATTGACCTGTCGTTGAATTTCTGTTTGTAGTAGATCATCCAGTTTATGAAAATCTTCAATTTCAATTTGATCAACAGTACGGCTAGCACATAATTCTCTCATATATTGAGCTAATGGTTTTACAACAAGTTTAGTATCATAATCGAAACCATATTGTTTGACCATTTCAATTATTTTATTTTTATCAATTTTATTTGCAATTTCAATGTCAGGAATATTTATATCAACTCCTTCTTTAGATACACATTTTACATTGGTAACATGATCAGTATCTTGAATATATTTTACTAATGTTATATCAGAATAAATAGGCAAATAAAAACTTAATTTTGATATTATTTGATTATCAATCTGACCCATAATTCTATATATTCCAATATAACCTTCAGGTACAGTAGTATAAAATCCACTTACAATATAAATAATACTTAAAAAACATATTAATTTTAACATATTATGAGTAATTATCATTAGGTAATAAAAAATTCAATTTTTTCATAAAAAATATCTAATATAATAATTATGAAAGAATATTTAATCAAACTTTACGAAAAATATCCAGATAAATTTAAACTAGTTGAAAATATTTTGAAAGAAATAGGAAATTTAAATTTAGAAGATCAAGAATTTATCAAAGAAAAAATTAAAATATTACAACAATATGATATAAATAATAATGATAAAATTATATCAAATCTTCATAGATTAGAAATAAATATACTTACAATGTTTTTAATTTCAAAAAAAACTATTTTATATGATAAAAAAAAATTAGATAATATTAAATAGAACTAACAAGTTCTAAATATTTTATTTTATACTTTAGATATTTATAATAATATTGTGAGGAGGTTCCACCATTTTGATTATAATTATTTTCTAATACATTATTAATATTATACAATTTATTATCAATTGTTTTAATAACTTCATTTAACAGTTCATTATTATTTTCTTTTTCAATTAATGAATTAAATTGTAATATTGACATTTTATTTTTTAAATTATCTATTTTTTCATTTAGATTTTTATTATTTTTGACATATTTTTGAAGGTTTTTTAATCTGACATTATTATTTAATAGTCTATTAATTAATATTGGTTGTTTTTTGATTCTAATTTTTTTTTTATTTTCTGTAATAGAATTTAGATTATTAATATCTAAAGTATTTGTAATATTATCAATTACTTTAGTAACAGGAATATCTTCATCTTTCTTGATATATTCTTTATTTTCTAATTTTACATCGATTGGTTTTTCAATAATATAGTTATTTATCATTTTTGATAAATTATTTATAATTTGAGTATCATTATTTAATGTTTCAGATGTAATACTTAATTCATTATCTAATTTATTTATATCATCTGTAACAATACTTAATTTATTTATATTACTGCTAACAATACCTAATTGATTATCTAATTTATTTATATCATCTGTAGTTGTTTTTTTAAAAAACGGTACAATCATTATAAATTATTACATATTATTTTTTAAATGTAAATATTTAGATTTATATTTTAAATACTTTTGTTTGCTTTGTGTTGCTTTTTCAGAAATTTTAATATTATTTTCTAAAATAGTGTTGACAGTTGAAATTTTATTATTTAATGCAGTAACAATTTCATTGATTATACCAGCACAATCAGGTGTTGGTTCTTCTAATTTTTTAATAAATATTAATGCTTGTAATTTACCCAAATTGTTTAATAGACTTTTCCAATTATTTTGTACATCTTTAAAATAAGGACTCATTTTGCTTTCTAATTCTTTAATGCTTTCATCTGCCTTTAATAATTGAGTAATATCTTGATTAGTTAATAATTTATATTGATCTTCTTTTCCAAATTTTGTGAATAACTCGTTACTTAATCTATCTGCATTAGTATTATCAATATTTAATGCAGTTGTTATTCTTTTAACAAAATCTTTAAATGTTTTTTCATTTGTAGATACTTGTTGTTGTGTTGCCATTTAATATATATTTACTTAGAATTTTTATTTTTTAAAGTATTTATTTTGTCATTTAATATTTTAATTTCTTCTTCTTTTTTATTTAACTCACTTTTATAAAATATATTTTTTTCTTCTAGTTTTTTATTTTTTTCTTCTAATTTTTCATTTTGTTCTTCTAATTTTTTATTTTTTTCTTCTAGTTTTTCATTTTTTTCTTTAATTTGTTGATTATATTCTTTTAACTTATCAATTTTATCAACTAAAGTTATAATTTTTTCTGATAGTTTTTCATTTCCACCATAAAGATTACTATAATTTTTTAATAAGTTAACTTTTTTTTGAAGATCATTAATTTTAATATTAAAATTTATATCATTAATATCCATTTTATCAATTTTATTGTTTATTTTATCAAAATAAATATCTCCTAACATTAAATATTTTTAGATTTTATTTTTTCTATTTCTTTTTCATCTTGTAATAATTCTTTTTCATCTTGTAATAATTCTTCAAATCTTTTAACATCAACTAATTGTTTTAATATACTTTCTTGTTTATCATCACAAATAAAATATGGTTGGGTTGGATCTCTAATTTTTGTAAATTTTTCAAAGTCAACTGTACCTAATAATGTGGTTGCATTATTACTATCAATAAAATCAATTACTTTCTCTTTTAATTGTTTACCTTTTTCTTTAATAATGTTATCAGCAGAATTTAATATATCATTAAATATATTGGTAACAAAAGGAGCATAAAAATCATATTTTTCTAATTTTTTTAAATATTTTTGACCAATATTACCTATTTTTTGCATTAGTGATTCACTTGATCTTATTACACTTTCAACGGTTGTACTTCCAGAATCTTCAATAGATACTGTTTTATAAATTAATTTTAATTTATTTATATTAATGAATGGAGGAGTTGGCGGATTATTTGTTGGTGCTGTTGGATTTGGTGTTATATTAATTACTGTAAAAATAACAAGGGTTGAATTTTCTATTTCCAAACCGAATCCTTTTACACCAAAATCAATTTGTTTTCCAGAACTTGTTTTAATAATATTATCTTTTGAAGTCATAATTTCGAATAAAAATTCTAATGCACTATCATTTTTCTTATAATTGTAAAATTTATCATATTCATCATCAAATTTATTTTTTGCTAAAACACAAGAATCAATACTGGGTGAAGAATATAATAATGGAGTTGGATGTAAAGTAGAATTATCGTATGTTGCTTTTCTAACTTCTTCTTTGAATATATTAATATTATTTGTTGTATAATTATTTAATTTATCCCATAAATTTTGTAAATCTATACAAAAATTTTTAAAGAAATCATTATTAGAATTAATTTTATTTTTATTGTCATATATTTTTGTTGTATCTTTACATTTTATTTCATAATTATTATTAAATAATTTATTGAAAATATCATTTAATGTTGATAATGTTGGATTTTTAGAGTATTGATAAAACATTTTTAATATTTCAAAACTATGTTCATTAGTATTATTATCTTTATGTATGAGTTTACTAAAAATTTCACTTAGTTTTAAAAATGTTATATTATCTAAATCAACCTCAATATTTCCGGTTATATTTTTCATAATTTTATTATTAAAAATTTGTTCATAATTATCAGTACCCATTTTTGAAAGTGCATTTACAATAAGATCAAAATTTATTTTATCATTAATTAATACTGTTATTATTGTATTTATTAAACAAATATAAATCAATAAAGCACCTAAATCTATATTTTCTTGATAATTTTCTTCATTACCATTAATTATACCTAGGATATACATAAAATATTGTAATACTTGTTTCTTAACTTTTTTAGAATCGTTAATAATATTATCTTTTGTTTCACTAATTGAAGATGTATTTTTAAGTTCTTTTAGTAAATTAATATTTTTTAATATAGTATTTAAACTTAGTGTAATATCTGTATTATATTTTATATAGTCATTATATCTATAAATTTTTTCATCCATTTTTAGCAAATTATTTTCAATTAATACTTTATTAAAACGTCTTTTAGCTGAATCAAATAATATTGATCCTATAAATTTTTGCATTTCTTTTAAAGAAGTATTAATCATAAATCCTTCTTTTCTTCTTAATATACAATTAAATTCTAATTGTGAGAATCTAACAAGTTGTTGAATTAAATATCTAACTTTTTCAATGTCATTTGCTCTATTTTCTGGTTTTGATAAATAATCTATAATACGTTTTGAACCTTCTAAATGTCTGTGTTTTATTAATTCATTGTAGTATGTATTTTGTATTTCATTATTTATTTCACTTAATTTTTGAATATTTTCATTTGTAGCTTTTATTTTTTCATCATTTAATTTTGCATCGGATTGTGTATCTAACATTTGTTTTAAACTATCTGGAGTTAATGAATTTTTAATATTATTTTGATTATTAATTTCGGTTGATAAATTTTTTATTTTTTCATCTTCTACTGTAGTATCTGCTATTTCTGATTTTAATTTATTTACAGCTTTAGTTATATTATCTGAAGTAATTTTTTTGGCTGTATTAATTTGTGTTTTCTTAGCAGATTCTTTTATGTTTGTATCACGAGGAAATAGGTTCAAAATTGTTGAATAAACTTCTGGATTTAATCCTGTAATTGCATTTGATGGTGTTTTAGTATTTTCTATTATTTTATAAGCACTTACTAAAAGTTTATTTTTTTCTTTAATTTTCTTAATACTTGATGATAGATTATTTAATTCTGTTGTTAAAGTATTAATTATTTTTTGAAGTTCTTCTTTTTTATTATTTATTTCAACTTTTGATTTTTGTTCATTTTTACCTCCATTTGCTTTTTCATCTTGGCATTCTTTTTCTAATCTTTCTATTTTATTTTTATATTCGTTATTTATATCAACTATTTTTTGTTGAAATTTATTTAAATCCAAGTTAATTTTATCTTCCAAACTAAATAAACCTCCTTTACCTTCATTTATTATCTGTTTTATTTGATCTTTTATTGCTTCTTTAATTTCTTCATTTATTTTACCTTTATAAATAATTTCAAAATTACCATATACAGAATCTTTATCATTACCATGTGCTCTTTCATCAGTACCATCAGGTAATTTTGTAAAATCTTTCATAAATTCTAATATTTCATTTACATCTTTATCATTATTGATTTTACAACATTCTTCCATAGTATTACAAGTTTTATTTATTTCACTAATTGTACCTAAATTAATTTCTAATGAAGAATCTTTTTTAATAGGAACTCCTTTAGGATCCTTTAATTCATCTAAATTAACTTTTCCTTTTTGATAGTTATAAGGTTGAATTTTTTTTAAAAGTTCTTGTAATACATTATTGTCTAATATTGATGATAGTTGACCTTGTAACATTCCTAAAAATTCTTGATGATCGTCATCATTATTAATAGGTTTTGTGATAAACATTTCAATATTTTCAGCTATTTTATTTTTAATTGGATCTTTACCACTTTTTAGTATTTCATATTTCTTTTTAAATAATATAATTTCATCAATTAATTTTTTTTTATCAGTAAATAATTTATTTGGAAATAAATTATTAGTGTAATATTTATTAGAACAAAAGTAATTATCATATTGTATTGGTTTTAATCTCATTTTAGTTCTTTGTTCTTCAGTAAATGGTATTCCAACTTCATTTAATGTTTTATATTTATTACTTTTTGTAGTATAGTTTCTATCTAAAATAATTAATTCAGATAATTCACAAGTAAATCTATCTTCTACACCTGCTAAATCACAAATAACTATTCTTGCGTAATCATCTTTTATATTACCTGATTTATCTTGTCTTTTTCCTGTAAATGTTACACAAACAACAATGTGACTTCTTGAACTATTAGGATTATTTTTTGTTGGTTCTTCTTCTCTAATTTCAAATGCTTCAGCAATTATTTGATCTAATAATCTATTGTTTTTATTACCTTCATTTTTGCATCTCCATTGACCATTTACTGGTTCAAAATTATATTCAGGAACATTTATTTCTTTTGGATTACCTGATTGATCTCTAATTGGATTACCATCTTCATCAGTTTCAAATAATTTTATATTATAAGGCAAATAATGTTCTGCTTTCATTTTGTCAATTTCACTTAAATTATCATCAAGTTTTAAATATAAATTTATTAATTTTACAGTTGCTAATTCAAAATATTGTGTATTATCATCGTATGAATCTTTTGGTTTGATTAATTTATTAGAAATACAAGGTAGTAAACCAGGATAGTTGATTCCATTAGTTGTACGACTTATTAAAGCAGCAGTTTTACCAGCACCAGATTGACCATTACCAACTATAATGATATTTTCAAAATTTCTTAATTTATTTAATAATATCAATCCACTTTCTGGATCACCTGATATTGCTTCTGATGTAACATCACGACCGTAATATCTATTAATTTTACCCAATTTATAATGTTCTAAATTGTTTTTATTATTATTGACAAAATCTTTTGCTTTACTAATTTGAAAATTAACTTCTTTTGGAGGAGGACCAATAAAATTACCTTTTACATCTTTTTTCCAAGTTGTAGGATTAAAATAAACATCATTAGGTCTTTCTAAACCAATAACTCCTGGATAGTTAAAATATTTAATTTCAAAATCATAGTATTTTATTCCTGGTTCACCTTGTGAAATAGGTTGGTCTCTATTAACATTTATTTCTTTTTTACTAATAATACCATCTTTTTCTTCTAATTGTTCATATTTTAATATAATATCATATCTAGGATTTTTTTCACCAGTTAAATTATACATAGGAGCATCATTTCTTTCTTTTACATAAGTTAATACTTGTGCAAATTTTGTTATTAATTCCATGTAAGTATTTTCTATTAAATTTGAATATTTTATTCCGGATTTAATTTCAGCTATATTACTAATTGATTTACCACTTGAAAATATATCGTTTATTCTATTTAATCTATTAAGTGATTTTTTTATTTGATCATCATAATAAAATAACTCTAATATAGATTCATATTCAGTAGATTCATTTTCAATGTAAGCTTTATTTTTATATCTAACTATATCACCAACAATTGTTAAATAATATTTTTGTAATTCATTTAATAATTTATAATTAAATATATATTCAGAAGGATCTTCTTTTATTTCATTTATTTTTTTATTAATCAAATTAAATATAATTTTACCTCTAAAATCATTAAATTCATCTTTTTCATTACTTTTTTTTTCAATAATTAATCTATCTCTAAAAAGGATCAAGTTTTGTATTCTTAATGAGTTAAATAATTTTGTATCTCTTTCAATTATATTTTCACGATAATTTCTAAATGATTTTTGTAATTTTGATTTTGATTGTTTTTTATATACTAAAATAAAAAATGTATGTAGTAATTCATTAACTATAATATATGAATTTTCAACAGGTTTATTAACTTGTAAAGAATTATACCACATATTACAAAAAATTTCAGGATTTAACATTATTGATATTAGTTTTGGATATAAACCTACATTTAAATGACTAAATTCATCAAAAATTTTGTATTCTAAATTCATATGCTCATATTTCTTACTTTCTTCTATTCTTTTCTTTTCATCAGGATTACTTAATAAACTTTGTTTTGCTTTAATTTCATTTGTACTATTTAATTGAAATTCTGATTCATAATTAAAATTATAAGCTAATCTTTTCTTTATTTCTTCTTCTTCTTTTTCTCTTTCTTTAAGTTGATTTATTTTTCTTTCAAATTCTGCTAGAGTAATATTTTTTATATTTTGATCTGTTTTTGTTTGTACAGTAGTTTTTACGTAATTTTGTAAAGATTCTACTGTTGCTTTTGGATCATTTAATGCTTTAATATCATATGGATTTAAATAATTTTTTCTTTCTGTTGGTGACATATCTTTTATATTAGTTGGTATTACTAGTTTTGGTGGTGGTGGTTGGTTTACTTGAGTAGGTGGTTGGTTTACTGGAGTAGTTGTTTGTTGTACTTGAGTAGGTGGTTGTTGTACTGGAGTAGTTGTTTGTGGTGTTTTAATTTTATTATTTATTGTATTCAAATATCTTTTACAAACTGGTAAATCATTTTTTGAAAATATTCTCAATAAAACAGCAGAATCATAACCAAATTTTTCTATAAAATTAACTTTGTTTTCAGGATTTCTCAAGGTTTTTATTATATTAATAATATCTTGTCTATCACTTTCTTTAAAATTTTTAGCTTCAGATGTATATTTTAAAAATTTATCCATTATTATAGTACTATATTTTTTTATAATTATAAATAAAAATATTTATTTATAATTATATTCTTTCAATTACTTCGTTAAATTCAGCTGAGGCAAAGTCTCCTGTACTTTTAAATAATGAATTATCTAAAGGAACTTTATGGAATTCTAAGAAATCTTTTAAATCTTTATGTTTACTTAAAATAGAATCTACATCAGATTTATTATCAAATTTATTACCATCTATTTCTCCTTTAGCTGTTAAATCATTTATTTTATTAATAAATTCATCTTTGGTTAAAATTTTGCTTGTTGATTGTGATTGATTACTTGTTTGTTGTGATTGATTACTTGTTTGTTGTGATTGATTACTTGTTGATTGTGATTGATTACTTGTTTGTTGTGATTGATTACTTGTTTGTTGTGATTGATTACTTGTTTGTTGTGATTGATTGTTATTAGCTTGTGATTGATTGTTATTAGCTTGTGCGCTACTACTTTCATCAAATTTTCTTTCTTGTTCTTCTATATATTTATTCATTGTTTCAATTTTAACATTAATAACATTCAATAATGGTGTAATATCAGCATTTTTGATTTTTCTTAATTTACTAAAAATAATTTTAACTTGTAAATTAAATAAACTTTTTTGAATTTTTAATAATTCTTTTTTAACTTCTTCTTTTTTTTCTAATCCATCATAGTTTTGACTTGCCAAATCTCTATATTTATTAAATTCATCAATTAATTGTTTATCTGCATTCATTAATTCATTAAATACAGGATCATCTTGTTTTACTAATAATTCTGGTAAACCAGCCATTCCTGTTTTTATTTGATTTTCAAGAGCTTCAAATTCACTCTTTTCGTATAATTCATTGTGATTAGAAATATCATCTTTAACGGGTTGCGGTACATTACTTCCACCTAATAAATTATTGTATATTAATAAATAATTTCTAATATTTTCTAAATTTTTTTGTGCAAATATATGTTTACTATTTAATTCAAAGTTTCCATTTCTATATTTATTAAGTTTTTCAGGTCTCATATATAATTAATATTAGATATTTTTATGTTTAAAAACTTAAATATTATTTTTCTTTCAAATTATTAATTATTTTAATATATTCATCTAATCTTTCAACTAATAGTTCAATTGTTTTATCTTACTAAATTTATTGTTTAAGTTTTTTGTAATTATTTAATATTTAATTATATTTTTTTGGATGTTTATAGTGATATTAATTTTACACCTTTGCACATTTAAAACGCCGATTGATTTATAAATAAAGAATCAAATTCTGAAAAACCAGTTAATGTTAAGTCGGGAAAATTATTGTGAAATTTATTACTTAAACTATACTTAAAATTATATTTAGTTAAATAATCATTTAATTCTTTGAATGTATTACCATTAGTATATGTAGACATTATACTACATTCAGTTATTATATATTTAACTTTATGTAAATGATTTCCTAAACTTTTTATCGCATTTAATTCATAACCTTGTAAATCAATACATAATAAATCAATATTTTCAATATAATTTTCATCAATAAAAGTATCTAATCTTATACCATCTACAATAATTTCTTTTTGTGGATTTTCTCTATTATAATCAGGATCATCTTTATTTCTAACTGAAAAGTCAATTTTTAACATAGATGAAGCACCCATATTGTTATATTTTTGTAAATCAAATGGATAAAATGATACCTTACCATTATTAATTGATACTGCTTTATCAACTAAAATTAGTCTTTTCTTTTGTATTTCATCTAAGTTATTCATATTTTTATGACATTCAATTAAGCAATCAGGGTTACACTCAAACGCATACGCTTTACTGTGTTTAAAATAATCTAATAATTTAATTGCGTCAATTAAATCACGACTACCTAATTCAAATATCGTTTTTATTTTATTTCTATCAATTAAAGAAAAAAAATTACTATATGACATTAATATAATATTATAAGTAAAAATAAAATTAAACGAATAATCGAGCGTTTTAAATGTGCAATTATATAATATTTTTAATATTTTTTTCCAAATCAATACTTATTTCTGTATAATCATTTAATGTGTCAAGTAATATTTTTATGATTTCATCTTTTTTACTAAATTCATTGTTAACATACAATGTAGCATTATTTACAAATTGTTTAAGGTTTTTATAATTATTTAATATTTTATTATATTTTTTTTTGATGTTTATAGTGATATTATTTTTAATATTTTTACTTATTTGGGTTATATTATCTTCATTTATTATTTTTTTAACTTCTGATTTGATTTCTCTATCCTTTTTAAATTCTATATTTTTAATTATATCTTTTATAACTTCTATTTTTTGTGTAATTTCTTCTATAAGTTTTTGATTTTTATTATTATTCTCATTTGTTATTGGTAATATATATGTTTTTACTGTATCAGTATATTTATAAATATATTTATCTATTATATTATTTAAATCATTAGTTGTAAATTTATTATTAAAATTTAAATATTGTTCAAATATTTTATTTTCAATATATTTATCATAAATTTCATTGTTATAATTACCTCTTCTACACTTATTGAAATTAATAATAAAATTTAAATACTTGTCTAAATATAACTTTTCTTTTTCATTATAAATATAAGATATTAATATATCATTCATATCAAACCATGGTACTAATTTAATTTTTGATGCTTGAATAATATAATCATAATTATTTATATAATCTATAATAACATCTTGTTTTTTAATTATTTTTCTAATATTAAAATAAAAATTATTTTTGTCATCTTTTTCAAAAGAATAAAAATTTAATTTTGGAAATAATATTTTAAATAAAATTCTATATCTAGTTATCTCAATTATGATTTTTTTATTTAATAATTTGTTATATTTTTTAATTAAATAATATAGTACAGTTAATATAATTCCTTTATCTATCCATACTCTATTAACTATATTACAATTATTATTATAAGATGATTCCATATTATTAAAAGATGATTCCATATTATAATAATATATATATTAAAAAATTGAATTTATTTTTTGAATAATCACTTTAAGAAATTTTACACCTTTGTCCATTTAAAACTCCGACTTATATCACTTGATCATAACCAAATTGATTTGAAATACACATAATATTTTTATTTGATTAAAAAAATGAAATTATTACTATAAGTTTGAAACAATATGTATATATGATAGATTCAGATAGTGAAGAAGAATTTATAGAAAAATTAAATTATAAATTATATGTTTTAGATCCTTTATCAGTTATTATTAAATTAGCTATATTAGGAAACAAACCAATAGGAACAAAAATATATATTGCAAATAATATTATTTATATTCAAGAACCGGGACCTTTCCAATCATTATACAGATATTTTTATAATATTACCAAAGAAAGTATACATTTTTTATATAATCCAATACATATTGCATGTGAACAATATTTGAATAAAAAGTCAATAGAAAAAACACCAAAACTTAAAAACTTATTTACTTGTGCACAAAAAGGTATTTTAAATTTATCAGAAACATATAAATCACATGCAATAATAAAATTATGTTTAAAGTATTTTTATATAATTATTGAGAACTATCTAAAAAAAAATTATAATACTGAAATATTTAAAAAAGATGATATGACTATTTATTATGATAAAATTAATTCAACATGGACTGATGAAAAAATTAAAATAGTTTTAGATTTAATTGACTTTTTAATTTCAAATAATAATCCATCAAATTATATAAAGTCATTAGAAACAATTATTGATAATAAAATTTAATCTACCATATGCTTAATAAAAAATTTGATTTTTATTTATATTTAGTCTAAATTATATATATATATGAGTTTAGAAGCTAATTTAATCAAATTTATCAAAGAAACAATTGTAGAATTAGCATGTAATAATTTTATTAATCATATAGAATATGATAAAATAAAAAGAGAATCTAATTTAAAAAATAAAATGATTAAAAATAACTATAATTTTGAATCATCTATTAAGGAAGTTGTTAAAGAAATATTAGTAGATAAAAAAATTATGAATAAAGTTAACTTTTTTACAAAAAAAAATTATATTGAAGCAAAACCTCAATTTAAATTAATAAGATGGATTAAATATTTATATAATAAAGATTATTATGACGATCTTGAAGAAGAAAATTGGTTTGATGATCTCGATGAAGAAAAATCTTTTTATGAAAATAATCAATATAAACTGAGAAATGATTTATTTGAAAATTTTATAATATTTGTAGGTTTAAATGAATTATTAAATTTAAATGTGAATGATAAAAAAAATTTCCAAGATAAATTTTTTAAAGCAATTAATTTAATATGATTGGTGTAACTATATATGTTGTTATTGAACCAATATTTTTTAAAAATACATTTTCTTTTTTACATATTTCAAATTTATTTTTTAAGTCCATTTCTTCTAATTGTTCATAAATATGATGACTAATTTGTATTGTATCTGGATCTGCTGTTGATTGTAATCGTGATGCCATATTAACAGTATTACCAACAACACATAATCTGGGTAATTCAGTACCTAAAATACCAATACTTACATTTCCTAAATTAATACCAATACGTATTGATAATGGATTTTTATCAGGTGTTTTAATATTTTTAATTTCATTTATAAAATCAAAAGCAATAAGAATAATTTCTTTTATTACAATTTTATAATTATCATCATTTCTAAAAATATCTCCAACCACCATATATGCATCACCAATTGTTTCTATTTTTTGTAAATGTGAATATTTTTTTATAATGTTATCAAATTTTGTATACAGAATATTAAGTAATTCAAATATAATATCATGTTTATAATTTTTAGCTAATTCTGTATAATTTACGATATCTGTAAAAAGAACACAAATATTTGTATAATGTTTAGTATTATTTTTATTATCAAAAATATACTTATTAACTAAATTCAAAGGTAAAATTTTATTTAATAATTCTATTTTAATTACATCTTTATTTTTAGGTATTACTGTAATAAAATTATTTCTAATATTTTCTATAAAATTACTACATTCTTTAGTTATTATTGAATTATTTTCATAATATTGATTTATATTATTTAACATATATGAAGTAAAATTTATAGTTTGCAAATCCATATTATTTCTTAAATTTTCTATTTTTAATAAATTATTAGTAAATAATGTATTTATAGAAACTTTAGCAACTATATCATTTATTAAATACATATTATAAATTGTAATTTGGTCTAAAAATAAAAAAAAATAATTTAAAAAATCAATAAAATATAAAATATAAAAAAAACACCAAACTGATATTAAAGAATATGTAAATCCATTAATATTGTATTTAATTAAATTAAATGTAAATATTAGCTGTAAGATTGTTGATATACATATCCCAAAATAACCTAAATAATTATAACCACAAATAAAAAATAAATCACTTAATATTTTGATAACAATACTTAATACATGTTTATATAACTGTACATCAGATATATTTTTATAAATAGTTTTACAAAACATTAAAATAAATATAGTTGTTGTATATATCCACATTATTTCTCTTTTAATAATACTATTACAAACTAACAATGTATTACTATTAAAAGAAGATAATAAATAATTAAAAAAAATAATTAATAATGTTGTACTAAAATTATTTTTTAATATTGAAAAATAATTATATAATATTAGTGACGAAAATAATAATAAACCAGTAGTTTCAATTGTGCTTGATATTTTTGGTATTTCAGTACATGTTATTAAATAATTATTATTATTATTTTGTAATAAATCAAAATTAATATTATTGATTATAAAATTAATGGTAGTATAACTAGCTACATAATATAATATCCACCACATTATATTATAATATATTTATTTTCTTATATAGTAGTAAAATTAAGAAGATTTTATTATACTAAATTAATATAATATTGATGGTAAAATCAAATAATAATATTTTTGATAAAATGATTTTTTTTTTTGATTATTTGGTTCAATCCATTTTATTATTTTATTTTGTTTATCGTATTTAAAAAATTTTTTTGATTCATATAAACCTCTTAATGATAAAAGTTCAATATGTGAATCAAAAGGTTTTAGGCTCAAAGTATTAGAATAGTTTGTTGCATATGTTCTTATAAATAACTGTGGTAAATCATTATTAAATATTATTGGACTTAATCTTATAAAAAATCCATCATAATAGTATTTATTATTTATTTTTTCACCCAATAAATCATTAGATGTTAGAAAAGGAATTTTTATTGATGCTGATAAAACTTTTAACAAATGTTCATTGGATTCAAATTTATCAAATATTTCTTCAACAAAACCAAATATTGTTAATCGTGATGTTAATATTTTAATTTTGTTATTACACAATTGGTATGCATTTATAGGTAATTCACATTTCATTATTTCCACAACTGTATTATGTAAATCTGATTTATATATATTTTTTTTAATTTTATAAAAAGTGTTAATCCATCTATCAAAATCTAAATTACATGCGTAAATAATTGCAGAAATAGCACCTGTACTAGTTCCAACAATGTATCGTATTTTTATTTTTTTATTTTTTTCAAAAAATTTTAATATTTTGTATAATCCTAAATGATAATAACCTTTGAAACCACCGCCAGCTAGAATAAGATCAAAATAATCATATTTTATTTCAAAATCATCAAGATCAATATTATCTAAATATTTAATTATATCGTGATTCATTACTAAATATAGATAATAAAATAATAATTTAATCTATTATTTTTTAACAAATTATATTTCGTCTTCAACCCATTTAAGTGGATTGTAATTATAATTAACTTCAAGACCTAAATGTAATAAACCATGAATAGCAATAACCATAGTTATTTGAGACAATATCATAATTTTATTAATATAATCAATTTTTAAAAAATTTTCAATATTAGATAGAAGTATTACTAGAATTAGAAATAGAAATAAACCATTAGCAAAAAGTGCTATTATTGACGGTTTAATATGCATTATTATATATTATAATAGAAAAAATTATATATGGATTATATGATTATTAATTTAGAATTTAATATATAAAAAATTGAAAAAAAAAAGCTATCAATTAGATTTTCATTGTTATGTTACAAAATAATATTGTATTAAAATCTGACTCTTATAAGTTAATTCATTGGTCAATTTATAATGAATTAAATATCCGTAAAATTTTTTCATATTTTGAAGCTCGTGATAAAGCCTTATATCCTACAACAACATTTTTTGGATTACAAATTCTATTAAAAATATTAGAAAAAAATCCAATTACTCAAAGTATGATTGATGAAGGTGAAATAATAACAAATACTCATATTGGACCAAATCTATTTAATAGAGATGGTTGGGAACATATTCTAAAAAATCATAATGGTAGATTGCCTGTAATTATTAAGGCAGTACCAGAAGGAACAGAAGTACCAAAAGGTAATGTACTATTAACTATTGAAAATACAGATCCATTATGTAACTTCTTACCAAATCATTTAGAAACATTTTTGACACAAGTTTGGTATCCATCAACAGTAGCAACATTATCTAAAGAAATAAAAAAAGCATGTATTAAATATTTAGAATTAACATCTTCTTGTCCAGATGCAATTAATTTTATGTTACATGATTTTGGTGAAAGAGGTGTATCATCAATGGATTCTGCAGGAATAGGAGGTTTAGGTCATCTTGTTAATTTTTATGGTACAGATACTGTTGAAGCATTATTATATGCCAAAAATTATTATCATGAAGATATGGCAGGTTTTTCAGTAATTGCTACCGAACATAGCATTATGACATCAAGAGGTAAAGAAGGTGAATTTTCAGTTATTGATGCGATTGTTAAAAAATATAAAGATGGTATATTGTCTCTAGTTCTTGATTCTTATGATATTTATTCTGCTGTTAATTATTTAACAACAGACATATTAGATTTAATCAAAGCAAGAATTGGCAAAGTTGTTATTAGACCAGATTCAGGAGAACCAATTATTGTTTTGGAAAAAATTTTTAATATACTAGAAAATAATTTGAAATCTGAAATTACCATTAATTCTAAAGGATACAAAGTATTACCACCATATATTGGAGTTATTTGGGGTGATGGATTAGATATTGATAAAATTTATGAAATTTTGGAGTTTCTAAAAGTTAGTGGTTGGTCAGTTGATAATATTGTATTTGGAATGGGAGGTGGATTATTACAAAAAGTAAATCGAGATACACAAGCTTTTGCATTTAAATGTTCAGCGAATATGATTAAAAATGATGAGTGGAATGATGTTTGGAAAGATCCAATAGATTCTTCGAGTGGTAAAAAATCTAAAAAAGGATGTTTGAAACTTATAAAAGATTCAAATGGAAACTATAAAACAGTTAGAATTGATGATCCTGAGTATTTACAATTTGATAATGAGTTAAAAGTTGTATTTGAAAATGGATTTATTACTAAAGAATTTACATTAAAAGAAGTTAGAATGAATGCAAGTTTATAAAAATTGAATTAGATAATTATAAGCTTATTAATTATTACTTTATGTTTAATAGAATAAATAAAAGAAATTTTATTACTGTTGTAAATCAAGCAGAAGTAGCATATCGTGAATTCCTAGGACAAGATCGAATTAGATTAGAACCTGGTTTGAGACTAAATATTCCAATTATTCATCAATTATATAAAGTTTCACTAAAAGAACATATTGCTAATCTTGATAATCAAAATGCATATACAAAAGATAATGTTCCTGTTGTAGTTTCAGGAACAGTATTTTATAAAGTTGTTGATGTTGAAAAAGCTGTTTTTTCAGTTAACAGTGCTTATCAAGCAATTAAAAGTGTAGGTGAAAGTAGTTTTAGAGCGGTTATTGGTCGTTTTGATTATGATGAAATTATTTCAAATAGAAATGCTATTAATACTGAAATGATGAAAATTTTAGGAGATACTACTTTAACTTGGGGTATAAATACAACCAGATTAGAAATTCAAAATTTTGGACCACAAAATAGTGAAGTTGCTAAACAGTTAGAAAAACAAATGCAAGCAGAAAGATCTAGACGTGAAAATGAATTACAGACACAAGCAGGAATAAGAACTGCAGAGGGTGCTAAACAAATTGCTGTTTTAAATAGTGAGGGGTTATTAATTTCAGCAAAAAATAAAGCTGAAGCACATAAATATGAATTAACAACAACATCAAGTGGCTTAAGTGAACAAATTAAATCATTAGCTGAACAATTTAATGGTAATACACTTATTGCATCAAAATATTTATTAGAAATTAAACGTTTAGAACATTTACAAGAAATGGCAAAAACAGATAACAAAGTTTACTTTGTAAATCCAGAAGGTATTTTTCCAAGTACTCAAGTGTTTAGTGATATATTAAAAAATAAATAAGTTTATTGTTTTTTTGTTTTTAATTTTTCTTTTAAGTCATGTAAATAAATTTTTGTGTTAGAAGATAATTGACCAGGATATCTAAAATCTTCTGATTGAATAATAGCATTTTCCAAATGAACTGAAAATGGTAACATATGTTCATTTCTCATAATATTATTTACACATAGCAAATCATATCTATAACCTACACCATCTGGGTTAACTACATTTCCTGCTCCATCATCAATAAATAACCATTTTAAAAATTCGCCATTAGCAACACCAAAATTTGTAGTTGGATCAGTTATTTTTCCATAACCTTCCATTATATAATATCTACGAGATTTTACTGTAGTTTCATTCATACCCCATGGATAAACATATGCACCAGGAAATTTTTGAATAAAAGTTTTGATTGCATTTAAATAACTTTCTTTAAAATCAGTGTTAGAATTACCAAATGCTTCAACATGTACATAATCAGGGTGGTACCTCCAAATTTCATCATTTGCAAAAATTCTAACACCATCTGCAATATCATTAGGAATATTTCTTACGCGTTCAATTCCACCTGGAGGGTTCGGTGCTCCAGGAGGTCCAGGAACATAACAAAATCCAAAATCTGAACCTCCATCTGATACATAATAAATATCCCAATATTGCATTTTAACCATTTCTGGAATTGTTATTTGATTTCTAAATTGTCTAGATTGTGCTTGTACAGATAATTGAAATTGTTCGGTATTTTTATTAGGAACATCAACATTTATTAAATCTCTTAATGTTCTCCATTGTGTATAAGGAGTAGTAATTTTCCATACCTGATCTCTATATTGATTTGGATCATCATACATTTTACCAATTAAAATATTTAAAGCATTAAAAGAACTTGTATTTCTAGAAGATAATAATCCAAAATCAACATCTAAATTTACAGTTGTTGAATCTTTTGAATTAGATCCGGTTGATAAATAGTCAAATACGCCAGCTGTAATTACTGCAGCAATTTCAATTTCAGGTTGTTCTGTAACGATACCAAGAATAGCTAAACTACTTACTAAAATATCTTTAAACAAATCTTTACCAGAATCTGGTGCATTATTTTTTTCAGTTTGACCTTTTAGCATACCCCATACTTCTGAAATAATTGCAGTCGTTTCGACGTATACCTTTTCATTCATATCCATAATTGTGCTTAAGTTATTTTTTATTTTTACTATTTCATCTTGTGTTAAATCAGGTGAATCGTCTTTTAAATCAGGTGAATCGTCTTTTAAATTTATTAAAACAGTTGAAACAGTTGAATCAGTTGAATCGTCTTTTGTACAGCAAAAAAACATTATATATATTTATAAATATAAATTTATTTTTAAGTGTAGTAAAAATGCATAAATATTTTATAAAGACAAATAAATCATGAAACAAATTTTAGTGTAATATCACAGTAAATTATTATAAAAATAAAATAAATTATATTTATAATGGTAGATTTTTCTTTTACGACTGATGATCAAGGTGAACGTGTATATTTTGATCCAAATGTTCAAAAGGCATATGTAAACTTAAAAAGAATCAGTGATTTTGTTGCATCATGTCAAATAAAATCAGAGTTGGAATATACAAATATATGTCAAAATGTTCAAGCTGATGGAGACACCAATACAACAACAGATTTTTTATTTAATTTACTTGTTGGATGTTTTGAATTTATGGGAGATGTTGAGTTTCCATGGGTAGGAAAAACTGGTGGCAAAATAGTAGGTTGGATATTAAGTGCTCTTGTTGATACATGGAGATCAGAACCTCCTCCTAGTTTACAAAATACTTTTAATAATGTTTGGAATGGAATCAAACAAACATACGATGAAGTTAAAATTAAAGTTGATACATGGATTGATCAACTTGGACCTGATATTTGGACTAGAAAATTTACATGTCCTAAAAATGGTGAAATTGTTTATATATCACAATTAGGAGATATTGATTATTTACCTGATAATACAAGTACTGAATTTGACAACGGAGCATTAGCTGTTGCTAATCAATCTAAATATTTAGTAAATAAAATACTAGTACCAACCAGATGGAAATTTAATCAGATTGATCAAGATATATGGTGGGATTGTTATTATACTAGATGGAACTCAAATTATTCATATAATGGACCATTTTATGATGGATTAACTGAACAATATTTATTTGGAGTTTATACTTCATTTCCAGACATAGATGTTGTTGAAGTACAAACAGAAGAAAATCATTATTTATATTTCAGTACTGAAGATACAGAAGAATATGATCATAACTGGTTTACTAATGATAGATTATATAAAGGATTATTATATAAAAAATGGGAATTAGTAAATATTAATAAAGGAGGTACCGCGCCAGATTTTTTTATAAGTTATTTATTTAAGGATGGACCTGGTAGTGATAATAAAAATGGTGTATCTTCACACAATGATATTTTTAATAATTGGTCAATGAAATAATTTGTAAATTAATATATATATATGGAAAGTGTAAACTACAAAATAAAATATTTAAAATATAAAAATAAATATTTAGATTTAAAAGAACAATATGGTGGAATAGTTTATTCTTCAGGTGATTACATATTTTTTTTTGATGAAAGTATTATAAACCCTTCTAATACAGTTCTTTTAAATTCGCTAAATCAAACAGGTCAACTATCTAAAGAACATCTTAATTTTAATAATATCACAAATGAAATATTTAATAATGGTGGTGGATGGTCTTATAAAAAAGGAGATTTAGAAATAAAAAAAATAGAAAGTAACACAAATATAGCCAAAGCTGCAGCTAAATCTACAGCAGTTGCTGCTGGTAAAACAGCTTCAGCTGGACTTGAAAAAGCTAAACAAGTTAGTTCAGTTGGACTTGAAAAAGGAAAACAGCTTGCATCTGCTGGACTTGAAAAAGGAAAACAGATTGCATCTGCTGGACTTGAAAAAGGAAAACAGATTGCATCTGCTGGACTTGACAAAGGAAAACAGCTTGCAAATGCTGGGGTTGAAAAAGCTAAACAAGTTAGTGCAGCTTTAAGTGAAAAAAATAGATTAGCTCTATGTGAGAAATGCAAAAATGCAAATTGTCCATTAGTTGGTGGTGAACTAGAATTCATGGGTGGTTCATTATCATTCAAAATTGATCCACCATTAATTGAATTGATTAAAAAAAGTAAAGATCTTACAGATCTTAAAATTTTAGATGGATTGAAAGAAATACTAGAAAATAATGGTATTATTGGTATTAATAGAGCTATAGTTTGCAGAATTACAACTGGTGCTAATCCTTTAGATAAACCAAAAATTTATTCATATAAAATATGGTAAACTACTTTATCTTATGATTTTATTATAGAATATTTATAATGAAAATCAAAATTTTTTATAATTAATAATAATATGTTAAGATTAATTATAAAATTATGTGTAATTATTTTCTTTTTATATTTTCTTTATACTAATCCTATGAAAATTCCATGTTTTTGTGAAACTGGGTCTTTTATAAAATGTATTGAAAGTACTAAATTAGATACATGTAATGAAATTACAAAAAATATAGAAAGTATAGAAGAATCTTTTAAAAGTATTTCAAATAATATTTCTTCTGCTTCTACAATATTGTCAGAAGAAATACCAAAAATAGATACTAATATACCTAAAGTTGTAGATATTGTAAGTGAAAAATATACAAACTTTCTAATAAATAGTACACCAGAAATTCCAGAAATTAATGAATCATGTCCCATTAATATTCCATTGTCAAAAATATCCAATGAATCTAATAAAGCAATAATAACTATTAACAATAAAATTAATGAATTTAAAAAACAGATAAATAATTCACAATTTTTAGATGGTTTAAATAGTGTAATTTCACAAATAAATAGTATTAAAAATGTAATAGATAATTCAAATATTGGTAAAAGATTTAATGTTAATATAATAATGAGTTGTATAAATAATTATGAATTAAATGAAAAAATATGTGTAAAAACTCCTGCACTACCATATAAAGTTAAGCAAGGTGATACTACTTATTATTGGAATACTATGCCTGAGAGTTACCCAATGGGTTCAGGAATTATGCCTGATCAAGATAATAGTGCATGTGATAGTTTAAAAAATGTTATAGCAGGTGTTGGTTCATGTACAGGTTTTGATCCATGTAATTCAAAAACTCCTATTGTTACAACAAAATTATGTAAAAGTTGTAGTTATGATAGTTATTCACCTGGTTGTGATGGTAATATTTGTGGTTATAATCCAGAGGTATGTGTTGGTGGAGATTGCATTGCTTGGAGAAATGTTAATTGTAGAACAAGTTGTAGAAGTTGTGGACTAAGATGTGGATGTGGATTAGCAACATATTGTGATTCGGAATGTGCTAATAGAAGTGCAAGAACATGTTCACAAACTTCCAAATGTTGTCCTAACGGTTTGAAAACAACATTAACAGGAATAAATTGTGATAAATGCGGTACTTATGATAGTACAACAGGTGGAGATTGTGTAGGGGCAACAGTAACTAGAAATGCTCCAAGAACATGTAAATCAAATAGAGAATTTGATGATTTAAAATCATTATGTTATCCAAAATGTAATGATGGATATGTTAAAAAACCAGGTGATGTTGTTTCTTGTTGGAATAAAGATTCAATAATTAAACCAATTACAGATACAGTAATACCTTTATTAACAAATTCAACTTTTAAATATAGTTAATATAATAATTTAAAAAAATATAAAGAAATTTCTATAATTATATATATGTCAACTTATCAAAATAAATATTTGAAATATAAAAATAAATACATAAAATTTAAAAATCAAGTAGTAGGTATGTTATCACCTCCTGAAAGTTTTTTATCACCTCCTGAAAGTTTTTTATCACCTCCTGAAAGTTTTTTATCACCTCCTAGATTTAATTATGGTTCACCTATGACACCTAATGAAAGTTCAAAAATAAAAACCAGATTAAATTTTGGATTTGATTCGCCTGAAAAAGGAAATACTTTATCAGAAAAAGGAAATACTTTATCAGAAAAAGGAAATACTTTATCAGAAAAAGACATTATTATTCCAGAAAAAGAAATTATTATTCCAGAAAAAGAAATTAATAAAAAGAAACAATATGTAAATTCACAAGAACAAATACAATCAAGTTTATCATCAAAAGATAATGAAATAATATTATTATTAAATGATTACTTTAGTAACGATTGGGTTTTAACTGGTTCAGTAGCTGTAAAATTATATTTAATTCATTTAAATTTATTAGATTTAATAAATTTTACCACCACCGATATTGATGCTTTAGTTGTAAAAGAAGGAAAAAAAAAATGTGATATTGAAGAAAGAAAATTGGGAACATATAAAAGAGTACAAGAAACACCTCAACGTTCAGTAACTTTTAAAAACGGTGAGTTTTCCTTTGATATTTCATGTATTTCAAAAATGCCAAAAATAAATAATATAAATGGAATAAATATTTTATCACCAAGTATTTTATTAACAAATTATTTAGATGATGAAAGGGATAATGATAAACCTAAAATATATGCATTAAAAGAAATAATAAAATATATTAACGAAAATAACATTAGCTTAAAATTATAATAGTTTTTATTGATTAAAGTATAATGACATATAGTTTTTAGTCCATTTCAAAGCAAATAGTTTTTTAAATTTTTTCCAATTCTCAACAAATATTTTTGATTTCATAAATTGAGCTAATAGTTTTATTAATTTCTCTTCCATAACTTTTACTTGAAAATTTACTTTACCTCCCGATGTTATTTTAAATGAATCAATATAATTTATTAATGCATCAACATTGATTAAAATATTTGTTGATATAATTTGTTCTGAATTTAAGTTTCTTGTAGTATCATCAGAATGTTTAATTCCGTTAAAAAGTTCATCATAATAATATCTCATATCTTTATTATTTGCAAAAAAACTACTTGTTGTTTGAGTAATATTTTGGAATAATTGATTTAAGTAACTAATTTGACTATTTATTGTAGTTGCGTATTGAGTCATAGATGAAGTATACATATTATAAATAGATAATGAAATACTTAATGTTCCATAAATACTTAAAAGAGTTTTAAATTTAGTACTGTCTGATATTCCAGATATCCAATATAAATAATGAACACCAACTACAAAAAATAAAAAGTAATATATATTTTTATAAATAAAATCTATAAATTTTTTTATATCGCTCATAATTATTATACATTATATTTTTTTATTATATAATATAATGGATAATAATATTGTTATTTTTGGTTATAATATGAGTATTAAAACAATAGTAATAATTTGTATTATAACTTTATTTTTATTTATAATGTTCCAAGGTGAACAATTTACAGAAAATAAGAAATGTTCTGACATAAAATCAGGAGATTGTACATCTGAACTATGTGCTGAACTATCTTTTTGTAAACCAAAAAAACAAGAAAATGGTAAAAAATGTAATTGTGTAGAAGATAAAGAGGAAGAATAAAGTACCTAAATTTTTATTTTCTAAAAATAGAATCAATTACAGACTAAAAATTTTCTTAATTATTTAGTTCTGAAAAAATAAGAGTGTAAACTATAATTATATATAAAAGATATGTTTACCTAAATACATTATTAGTTTATTTTATTAATATTATATAAATATTTATATATAAATTTTAAAATGAAAATTAGTGTTTACACAATTTTATTTCATGATTTGCAGTTTTATGAAGATATTATTAAAAATATATATAATTACGTAGATGAATTTATTATTATAGATGGTCCATATTCATACGCTATAGATACATTAAAACAATTAGGTTTATTTTATGATAATAATAATAAACCGAATGAAATAAATAATATTATAAAAAAATATCCAAAAGTTAAATATACATATTCTATATTTGAAAATGAAGAAGAAAAACGTAAATTTGGTTATAATAAATGCTCTAATGAATTAATATTATTAATAGACACTGATGAATTTTTTTATATAAATTTAATCAAATTAAATGATTTTGTCAAAAATACAAATAAATTCGTTGGTTGTTTTGATATATATAACATGTGTGATACAAATATAAATTTTAATAAATTAGTACAAAAATATGTTTTATTTAAAAAAAAAAATATTTCTGCTGATGATCATTTAGATTATCTTTGGTTAGTTGGTTGCAAACAAAAAAATAAAGTAATAGATTATATGTCTTTTTTACCATGTGGAACAATTTATCATCAAACACTAAATAGAAATAAGTTTAATAATATTATTAAATTTATATTTTACATTTTATTGTATAGAAAAAACAATAATAATGAATTTAATATATTAAATAATTATAATAATGAATATCTTTTTAGTAATTTTAATAATAAAGAAATACTAAATATTTTTATTCATTCAGAAATAGATAGAATCAATTGTCCAAGTATTAATGTTTTAGAAAATAATGTATTAGAAAAAGTAAATGATAAATTTGTTTTATCATTAAATAAATATAAAAATAACTGGTTACAATTTAAACTTTTATCAGAAATGAAATGTCTTAAAAATGTTTCATCGTATTTTAGATTAGACAATTCATTAAATGATATTAATATATTATTTGTAAATGTGCATTCCGTAAATATAAAATTATATAACATATATTTAAATAAAAAATATGAATATTGTGAATATAATTTTAATGATTTAATAGAAGATAATATCATAATAACTAATAAAGACGATCCTGGATATTTTCTAATTATTAGAATTGATTGTTTTAAAACTAAAAATGATATGGATTTATTTAAAATAAAAAATATCTTTTAATTTTTTGTGAACGTTATAAATTTAATGTCTAGTAAAAACAAATGTATACATTTCAGATAATTCATCAATAAATTTATATCTCGATGATCCGCCAAAGTGTCCCTGTTCTGTTTCCATTCTAATAACTTGAATATTGTTATCAGTTTTATATTCTCTTATTTTAGATAAAAATTTTAATGGTTCCCAATATGGTACTCTTGGATCATGTAATCCACCGGTTAGATACATATTTGGATATGCAGTTTTTTTAATATTTGTATATGGACAATATTGTTTCATATATTCATAATCATCTCTTTCATTTGGATTACCCCATTGTGTCCACTCTTCAATTGTTAGTGGAATTTTTGAATAAGACATGGTATTTAAAACATCAATAAAAGGTACACCAAGTATTACAGTTTTAAATAAGTCTGGTCGCATTGTTACGGTAGCACCAATTAATAGACCACCTGCTGATCTACCATCAGTTACAATATTTTTAATTGATGTATATTTTTCTTCAATCATATATTCAGCACATCTAATAAAATCTTTAAAAGTATTCATTTTAGTATTCATTTTACCTTCTAAATACCAATTATATCCTAAAAATGATCCACCTCTTACATGTGCAATTGCATATAAATAACCTCTATCAAGTAAAGGTAAAATTTTGTATGAAAATGTTGTATCAACAGTATGACCATATGATCCATATCCATATAAATATAAAGGCATTGAACCATCTTGTTTAAATTTGTCTTTTCTATAAACTATTGATACTGGTATTTTTATATTTTCTTGTTGTACCCATAATCTTTTACATTCATATAATGTTTCATTATAATTAGGTACAATTTGTTCATATACAACTACATTTTCTAATGTAGCCATATTATAATCAATTAATTTTGTAGGTGATGTTAATGATGTAAAACTTATATTTAAAATATTTGTATCATAAATACAGTTAATACCTAATTTAATTGTATAAACATCATTTGATATATAATTTTTATGATCAAAATTAATATAATCAATAAAGTTAAAAACTCTATTATTTAAATGTGAAAGCATTGTAATTGTTCCATTAAGAAAACTATATATATTCACATATAAGTTACCATTTATTTTTGATTGGAAAATTAAATAGTTTTTGAACATTGAAATATTATTTATATAAATAGAAGGATTATATGGAATAAATATTTCCCAATCACTATCAGTTTCCATATTTGATTTCATTAATTTCCAATTTGTTGCATCTTTATTTGTTAAAATATAAAATGTTCCTAAATGATGTTCAACATAATACTTTACATTTTTTTCATAAGTTTTAATTAGTTTATATTTCAATGGATCTTTACTAATGTCTATATACATTGAATAATTAGAATCATAATCGCCAATTGTTATAATAATATATTTTTCATCATCTGTCATATTGGCATTCAAGTCAAGTTCTTCATTTAATTCTTTATAGACTAATGTATTGGTTTTATTTAAAATATTATATAGCCATAATTCACAAAGTCTATTTTTTTCATCACCTACTAGGTAATATAATAAATTATTATTTGCCCAAAAATAGGAGCAATATGCTAATTTTGGAATTATATGATCTATTTGTTGTTTCTTTTCAATATCATAAAATATAAAATCATATTTTTCACTTCCATCAAAATCAACACCATATGTCATATATTTATCATTAGGTGATGTAGAAAAACTAGTTACATCACATTGATTTTTACCAATAGCTAATTTATTAACATCTAATAGTATTTCTTCTTCATTTGTATTAGTATTTATACGACAATATAAATTATAATCTTTACCTTCTATATATCTACTAAAATATTTATAATTTGATAAAGTTTCTTTTTTATATTTATATCCATCATATGTTTCTCTTATATAAGATTTAATTTCTTTGTATAATGATTTTTTAAGTTCATTATGTGGTTCCATTATTAAATCTGTATATTTATTTTCAGTTTTTATGTGATCTAATACTTCAATACTATTTCTTGAATCATCACGTAACCAATAATAATCATCTGCTATTTTAATAGGAGGATTAATTAATTTATCTATATTAGAACCTCTAAATTCACCTTCAACTTTACCAAATTTTACCATTGTTCTTTGTTTTTTTGTTATAGGATATGCCATAAGTATTATATTAATTAAAAAAAAAATTTAATTTCAATTTTTCTATATAATATAATCAACTAATCCATATTCTAAGCTCTCTTTAGAATTCATCCATAAATCATGTTCTAAAATATCATTCAAATTATCTATTGGTATTTTTGTTTTTTCTAAATATATATTACGTATTGTCTCCATAAATTTATTAAGATTATCCATGTTATCATCTAAATCATTAAATTTTCCTTCACCTAATGAACTAGATAATTGATGTATCATTATAAATGAATTTTTTGTCATATATCTTTTTTTTCCCATTACTGATATTAAAGAACCTGCACTTGCAACATAACCATCAACATAAGTATATACAGGAGTTTCTAAACTATTTATTAAATCTAATACATAAAATGTATTCATTAAAGAGCCACCCTCACTCTGAATATGTAAATTAATTGGGGGTGGATTTATATTAAAATTATCACTAAATATTTTAGAATTTTTATCTAATTCAATCAAAGCATTATTTAATTCTTTACATGATTCAGCTGTTATTGGACCATAAAAATATATATTATTATTTGATATTGTTATAGTTGCTGGTTGTTGAGCATATACATTTTCTAATTTTAAAGGTGAATTTAAATAGGAGGAAATTAACAATGACCCAACTATGTTTTTTAGATTTAATGATTTGATTAAAGAACATTGTAAAAAAAATAAAATAAATTTAATCATTTCTTATATATTATTTTATAAAAAAATGACTATTACAAAAATATAAATTAGGCTTTTAATTTATAAAATATTATATATAAAAAAATTGATTTTTTTTATATATAAATAACTAAATATAAATTAATGTCACATTTAGTAGATATAGTTAATAATACAAATAGTAACAAAAACATATTAAAAAGATCAATTAGTAATCCAGAACGTGGATCAAATGATAATTTGGTTCTTACGGATAGCCAATATTTAACTAATAAAAATAGTAATATTACATCTTCGCATGATCCAGGATATTCCTATCAAAAGACCATGAAAATTAATGGTATATATGTTCCATATACTGAAGATAGAAATATTAATTTTTCTTTTGATCAATATAATGTAATTGGAGCAACTGATGGTCATGGTGGATCTCCCAATATGTCAATCTTAGCAAGTGGTAGTTTCCAAATTTATTTCACAAGAAATATTAAAAATTTAGCAAGTATTGAAAATGCTCTTTTACAAACATTTGAAGATATTAATAATTTAGCAAAATCTAAAGGAGGTATTGGTGGTACAACCTTAACAGTTTGCGTTATTGATAATAATCTTAAACGGGCATACATCGCTAATCTTGGTGATTCTGTAATACAGATTTTTAGAAAAAATAGTATAACTTTTGAATCAGTTTATAGAACTGTTGATCACGATGCAAATAACTTAAACGAGCAATCTCGATTAACTGAAATATTTGGTAGTCAAGTAAGTTTTAAATATGCAGATTATACTAAAGAAGGATCATTATATGCTAGTATAAATGATGATGAAATTATGGTTGTAGGCGGTATTGGTGATTTTAAGTTTCCAGAAGGATTTATAAGAAGAGTTCCTGATATTAGTATTTTTGAATTGCAAAAAGATGATATTATTATATGTTCATCCGATGGATTCTATGAATCATTTAATCCAAAAGCAAAAATGTTATGTGCGTGTAGAAATGAACAAGAAATAATTGATGATTTAAATAAATTATATAGTTCTAATAAAATATATAATTCACCTACATTAGCAAGTGACTTAATGGAACTTCATCTAAATAAAATTGCTGAACTGATTGGAGGTGGAATAAAAACACTTAATCTTGTTAAAATAAATAGAGATAATAACACAATTATCACTTTTATTGTTAAATAAAATTGAATTTATAATTAATTACTATTAACTTTATTTATTATGGTATCTTTAAAGAAAAATATTATAAACATATTTTCTAATTTTTATCCAATATTAAGTTTATTTGATAAATGTAATGATGATTATGTTTATAATGAAATAAAAAATAATAACTTTACTATAGATTTTAATAATAAAATTACATTTGAAGATCTAGATTTAATGATAAAAATAAAAAATTTAATATCTGCAATGGATAATCTATCTGGTAATAAAATAAAAAAAACTGTATTAAGTATTATTATTATAAAAACTATAATTGATAATGATATTTTTTTGGTAAAAAATGAAAAATTTAGAATAACTGTATTTAATAAATTAATTGAATTTAAGGAAGATGAGTATGAAACTTTTGAAAAAATTAAAGAAATAACTAATAATGTTAATCCAATTGATATTTGTTTGGAATTATATGATAAAATTATAAAAAGTATTTATTCATTAGAAGACTATATTATAAAATCATATGATATTTTACTTGATTTAAATGAAATTAGTAATACTCATTCAATATTATTAGATAACAATGATTCAAAATTTAATTTTAAAGTTACAAATGAATATGATATAGAAAAGTTTAATCATGTTATTTATACTTTAATAAAAACATCTAAAAATTCAGAAATAACAATGTTAGCATTATATGAAATTTTTATCAATAATATTAAATTAGTATTATCAAATATAGAATTAAAAAATTTAATAACAAACCAAATAAAATTAAATTTAACTTTTAAGTTATCAAACTTTGAAAAATATAAAAAATATAACAATAATATTAATCCATTAATTACAATTTCTAGATTATTACAATTTTATTTTGACTCTTAAAAAATAACTTATTTAATCACTAAATATGTCACATTTTTTAGATTAAATATTTTACCAATATTTTTTTTATTTCTCGAATTTTGATATGAAAATAAATTATTACTGTTACAACTTACAGTTTTTGTAAAAGGTACAACTTTAATTAATTTTTTGGGTTACTTTTACAGGAAATACATAATCATAGTTTTATTTTGATCCAATTAAAAATTGAAATATAATTTTATTATATTATAACTATAATTTTATGACAAACTATTTAAAAAAAAAATTAATTAGATGTTGTGATAATAATAAGGACAATCATTTAGAGTTATTAAAAAAACTAATTATAAAAGATTCTACTCTTTTTACATGTGAAGAAGCTGCGTATGGAGGTCATTTAGAGTGTTTGGAATATTTACACGAACATGATTATCCTTGGGATTGGGACACTCCTTATTATGCTGCTATGGAAGGACATTTAGAATGTTTAAAATATGCATATGAAAATGGATGTCCTTGGGATAATCATACTACTGAATATGCCTCTCGTAAAGGACATTTTGAATGTTTAAAATATGCAATTGAGAATGGATGTCCAATGGATAAAGTATTATGTATTGAATATTCAATAATAGGTTGTCACCTTGAATGTGTAAAATATTTACAACAAAAAGGGTGCCAATTAAATACTAATAATAATCAGTATTGGATGTGTGCTATAATTAATTCTAATTATGAACTATTATCTTATTTACTTGATAATGGTTGTAGATTTGATATTAAAGATGCTATTGGACACGGTGTTATTTTTACAGATTGTGAAGGAAAACAATTAGGTGAAAATGATTTTAATAAGGAAGACGTAAAAAAACCAGGATTTATTTTTGCAAAAATGCCGGAATAATTTCTTAATAATTAAGCGCATAAAATTAAAAATCTTCAAACCCTACTTCTAACCATTTCATAATACGATTTGGATGTAATGCGATCATCATTAATTCCTCAAAAAAAATATCTACCATATTTTTTTTTGTTTTCATATAATCAATTTCAAATATACTTGGATTTCCACTTAAATTAGACCAAGACTCATAATTTAATTTATCCAAATTTTTTTTTAATAAATGAAATAAATGATTAGCATTTGGATTTAGACATAATGATTTCCAATGTATTTTATTTGGATGTTTTTCTAATAAAGATATAGCATTTGGATTTCTTGATAAACAATGCCATGTTGGTTCTATTAAATATAAATAATTCCTATCATTATTAACATCATAATCATCATAATAACCTAATTTATCCAAATTTTTTTCTAATAAAGGAATAGCATTTGGATTCCAACATATTTTATACCAATGTATTTTATCTAGATTTTTTTCTAATAAAGGAATTGCATTTGGGTTTGTTGATAAACATTCCCAATTTATTTTATTTTGATTTTTTTCTAATAAAGAAATAGCATTTGGATTCATTGATAAACCATCCCAACAATCTTTGTCTAATTTATCTTGATTTTTTTCTAGTAAAGAAATTGCATTACTATTTATTGATAAAAATTTCCAATTAATTTTATCTTGATTTTTTTCTAATAAAGATATAGCATTTGGATTTCTTGATAAATAATCCCATCTTTTTTCATTATTAGAGATTAAACAATTATCATGTATTTTATCCAAATTTTTTTCTAATAAGGGAATAGCATTTGGATTTTTACATAACATTTTCCAATCTATTTTATCTTGATTTTTTTCTAATATAGAAATAGCATTTTCATTTTGTGATAAAATACCCCAACATTTAGTTAATTTATCTAAATTTTTTTCTAATAAGGGAATAGCATTTGGATTTATATTTCCACATAACGATTCCCAATCTATTTTATGTTGATTTTTCTCTAATAAAGGAATAGCATTTGGATTCCTAGAAAATACATACCTATCTATTTTATCCAGATTTTTTTCTAACAAAGGACTAGCATTTAGATTCTTAGATAAACCAAACCAATCTATTTTATCTTGATTTTTTTCTAATAAAGGAATAGCATTTTCATTTCGTGATAAAATACTCCAACAATCTTTATTTAATTTATCCAAATTTTTTTCTAATAAAAGAATAGCATTTTCATTTCGTGATAAAATACTCCAACAATCTTTATTTAATTTATCCAAATTTTTTTCTAATAAAAGAATCGCATTTGGATTTGGATTTTTACATAACGATATCCAATCTATTTTTTCTAGATTTTTTTCTAATATATATATAGCATTTGGATTTCTTGATAATATATCCCAATGAAGATAATCTATATCGATCCACTCTGGCAATTTATATACAACTTCATATTTTTTCATTATTTATATAATAAAGATATTTTTATATAAATATTCTATATTAACTTATTCATTAAAATAAAATATTTTAGGTGTATCCAAATTATACATATTTACTAGTAAATTTCTAGATAATGGACCAAATAATTATAAGAATTCTTAAAGGAAAATTTGTAAATGGCAAAATAATTAAAACTATAGACAGTAAAATAAATGAATTTATTCAAGTAATATACTTGAACCAAAAAAGTAAATCATATTATAAAAAATATTTTTATTCATTTATAAATCTTTCATATAATTCAATATTAATTTTATTTTCTTTATGTAATCTTATAATTGCTTCAATATCAAATTCATTATGAAATGCACAATAAATAAAATACATTTCATCGTCAGTTTTTATATTACCAATAATAGACAAAATATTCAAAGCTTTATCTAAATCAATATTAAATATTCTACACAACCTTAATAAATAATTTTCCGAATAAAATATAAACTGTGAACCATTTCCAGGTGACTCATATAATTTAATATCACGGCTTAATAAAATTTCATTTAATTTACTTTTTTCTTCTGGTGTATAAGAATTATAATTTTCTCTGAATGTACTCCATGTTTTTGAAAGTAAAGTCGCTACAGGTTTATATTTATTAATTCTAAATATATCAGATGCTCCAATTTTTTTATTTATTCAATAACTTGAATTTTGCTATTGGATTTTTTATCTTGTTCCTCCTTAATTTTTTTTTCTCTTTCTTTAACTAAAGAATCAGAATTAAGTATAGGATCAACGTACTTTGAATTAAGACCTTTTGTTATAACTTCATTTGCTTTATCTAGAGATAATTCTCCATTTTGTACAGTTGCAAATGTTTTCATCATTGCTAAAAGTGGTTCAATATTTTCTTCAAGTACAAGAATTCTGCAGACTCTGGTATAAGATTCATAAAATGTTGGATGTTCTGCTTGAATTAATCTAATCATAGCATATTTTTCTTTTTTCCATGTTTCTTTATTTTGATCAAAAACCTAGTTTTCATACTGAAGATATTGTTAACTTAGAACCTGAAAATACATCAAAATCTGAACCTGAATCTGAATTATCTAGAAATAAAGTTTCAAAAGGTAAAACAAATGGTTATGTAAAATCAGAAACCAAATCAAGCAAATCAACAAAATCAATCAAAACAACTAAAACAACCAAAAAAACCAAAACAAAATCATCACAAAAAGGTGGTACTATGGAAATTGATTATTTAAATCAAACAATTACTTATTCTGATGATGACACAATTGATTCTCTTGAATTAGAACAAAATATGGGTAGACTTGAATCTGATGATGATATGGAAGATGGATATATTGATTTAAACCTTTGAAGATTTAAAATATTCACTGGAATAAATAATTTTATTTTTTTTATATATTTTTTTGACAATATGCTAAAGTCTGTACTAAGAAAATAATATGTTTTGATTAAGGTCGCTAACAGTTAGAATTCATTTTCATCATATTCATCTTCATCTTCATCTCTTCCATATATTCCAGTATAATGTCTATAATCGGTAGTATTGTTTTCACAATACTTAAATTCATTAAATCGATCAAACTTATTTATAAATTTAAATTTATTATATAATAAATTAATTTGTTCATGTTCTTTATTACATATATCTAAATGAGTTAAACTTTGTGGTAGAACTATAGGTTCATTAAAATATTTACCTAAATACAGATGTGTTAAATTACTAGGTAATATATTCAAATCTAATTGGTGATTATAAATAGAATTATTACTAAAAATAAGATAATTTAAACTTTGTGGTAAAACATTTTCTTTTATTCTGTGATTAAAACTATCACCAAAAACTAGATGAGTTAAATTTGTTGGTAATACATCTAATCCTATTGGTTTATTAAATTTAGAAGTGAAAATAAGCTCAGTTAAACTTTGTGGTAATACACCTACTTCTATTTTTTGATTAAAACAATTTCCAAACATAAGATAAGTTAAATTTTGTGGTAATACATTTAGTCCTATTGGTTTATTAAATTTAGAACCAAAAGTTAAATGAGTTAAATTTTGTGGTAATACATCTACTTCTATTGGTTGATTAAATTTTACACTAAATGTAAGATGAGTTAAACTTTTTGGTAATACATCTACTTCTATTGGTTGATTAAAGCACCACAAATTATACTCATACTCAATCCAATGACTACATTCATCTTGCTCATCATAATAAAGTATATCTTCATTAAATTTAGGATCATAATTAACACCTAATTTTAGATGAATTAAATTTGGTGGTAATTCACCTAATCCTATTGGTTTATTAAATTTACAACCAAAAGCGAGATGAGTTAAGTTTTCTAATCTATTTAATGAATTACCAAGGGGTTTATTAAACTTAAAACTAAAGATGAGATGAGTTAAACTTATTGGTAATACATTTTCTCCAATTTCTTGATTAAAGCTATATTTTTCTACATCATAATCACGATAAAAATAATCACCATAAGAGTTCTGATCATCAAAATTATACGTATAATTATTCCTAATGTTATATTTTCCAAAATTTGGATCAAAACTTAGATAAGTTAAATTTGGTAATACACCTACACCTATTGGTGTATTAAACCTACTACCAAAAGTAAGATGTGTTAAATTTGTTGGTAATACATCTACATCTATTGGTTGATTAAAACTATGACCAAAAGTAAGATGTGTTAAATTTCTAGGTAATACATTTACTCCTATTGGTTGATCAAACTCATTACCAAAAGTAAGATGTGTTAAATTTTGTGGTAATACACCTACACCTATTGGTTGATTAAAACTATCACTAAAAGTAAGATGTGTTAAATTTCGTAATACACCTACACCCATTGGTATATTATGTATATAATTAAGAGTGAGATGAGTTAAATTTCTAGGTAATACATTTACTCCTATTGGTTGATCAAACTCATTACCAAAAGTAAGATGTGTTAAATTTTCTGGCAATATATTCACTCTAGAACCTTCTGATATTATATCATAAACTAATGGATGATTAAAACGACTACCAAAAGTGAGATGTGTTAATTTTTTAGGTAATACATCTACTCCTATTGGTTCATTAAAACCACTACCAAAAGTGAGATGAGTTAAATTTTTAGGCAATACATCTACTCCTATTAGTCGATTAAAACCACTACCAAAAGTGAGATGAGTTAAATTTTTAGGTAATACATCTACTTCTATTGGTTGATTAAAACTATAAGTATGAAAAACGAGATGAGTTAAATTTTTAGGTAATACATCTACTCCTATTGGTTGATTAAAATGATTAAGAATAGTTAAATGTGTTAAACTTTGTGGTAATACATTTACTTCTGTTGGTATATATTTTGTTTCTAATTTAATAACTTTTTTTATTTTATTAAAAAATTCTGTTAAATTAATATCAATATTTTCCCTAATATCTAATGAAACATAGTCAGCATATATTGTATTAAATTTATTTAATGCTGTATATGCATCTATATCTTCAATTTTTAATTCATATACTGAAATATTAACTAAATTATCTGTTGAATCTTTATTTGAATATTTAAATTTTAAAGCATCTAGAAACGTATCGAATTTAAAAATAAAAGGATTTTTAATAATTTTATTTATAAAATTATTTGCATTTATCCATTTATTATTACATCTTTCTGAAGTAATACAACTTTGAATATCAAAAAATTCACCATCTTGAATTTCTTCACATATATCATTTAGTGGAAGATTATAGAGATCTTTTTTACAATCAAAATTACCTCCAGATTGATTTTTTAATTCTAAATATTTTTTTTTATATTTTAAATATTTTAATTTAAAATTCATTATTATATAATATATATTTTATTTCTAAAAATTCAAATTATAATATATTGTATGGACTAAGTAAAAATCTTGTTTACACACAAAAAAATTAAATAATTTACTAAATTAATTTCATTACACATATTATATAATAAAATGATCAATAATTTAGAATATAAAGAAAAATACTTAAAATATAAAGCAAAATATTTAAATTTACAGCTATTACTTGGTGGTGGTGAAAAAACTGCAAAAGATTTATTTTTTAGTAAGATAATTAGTGGTTATCAAAAAGTTTTAGAAATATTACAAAATGATACTTATTTGTCAAGTCAAAGTTACCACCTTTAGAAATAAATTTAGTACGGTATGCATATAAAAAATATAAAGATGAATTAACAAAAGATGAAGTTCATCGTAATAGACATGATAAGAATCAATTTATTTAATATATAACTCTATATATAATGTCAGATTTCAAAAAAAAATATTTAAAATATAAAAATAAATATTTTGCTTTAAAAAATCAGTTTGGAAATGGAAAATATAGTAACATATCACTTGAAGAATTATTAAAATTACAATTAACACCCTTGTGTGAAAATGAAGCTTTGAAAAGATATCTTTATAAATCAAATAAATGTCCAGATTATATATTTGAATCTACAGTACCATTAAGCCCTGTTCCAAGTATTATATCAATAAAATGTTGGAAAAGTACAAATGTATTACCGGATATAAACTGTGAAATAAATGATTCTGAAAATAAGTCTTCACAGGCTACTATTTTTAACAAAGCTCCATCATATTATACGCCTGATGATATAAGGAGAAACGACAAATTTGAAGATACCCTTAAAAAATCTGATTTGCTTTTGAAGAAAATGGACAAAGAATTAGAAGAAAAAAGAATCCGCTTCGCCGAACGAGATGCCCAACGTAAGAAACAAGAAGAAGAATGGGAATTGTATTTTGAAAAACGAGATGCCCTGCTTAAGGAGCTGGAAGAAAAAGGTGTAATAACGCTTGAAAACTAAAAAGTGTTTTCAAGTATTAACGATTCCAAAAAAGTAAAGTATAACTTTAGTTTTTCGAAATAAATAAATCTTTTGTATATTACCGTTACTAAAAAAATTGATATTTCTTAATAGTTTTCAACCTTTATTACACCTTTTTCACTGAAAAATGGGACACCAGATTAATTTTTATTTATATAATCATGTGCTTGTATAAATAGATACTTAAAATAATTTTTAAGATGTTCTTCTTTTATTTTTTTTTTAATTACTTTATCTTATGAATATTGAACAATCTTTAAATGAAGATGATAAAAAACTATTAAGAAAGTTTTTTATTATTACATTAAAGAAGTTAAATACAATATTGAAAAAGTTGAGCTTTTACTTAATTTACACCTGTGAAGATTTAAAATGAGACAAAAATTTTAATATATAAATATTTATATATTAAATGTCAAAACATAAGAGTGAAGATTATAAATTATCAGCCGTTAAATATTATCTTAATAATGATGTTAGTTTAAATGATGTATGTGAAATTTTTGATTGTCCTAAACAATCACTATATAGGTGGATTAAAAGATATAATGAATTAGGAGAAATAAGAAGACTAGATAGAAAACCAATATCATATAAAATAACTAAAGAACAAATTAAATATGCTATACAAAAACTAAAAGAAAATGAACAGATAACAATGGAAGAATTACATAAAATAATTAAAAAGAAATATAAGGATTTTGATATTACACCTCAACATTTAGGACAAGTTATAAGAGATAATAATATAACCAGAAAAAGAACTAGACACGAACACTATCCAAAAGAAAGATATGGTAAACCTACAGACATTAAAAAAGAATTGAAAGCATTTTATAAAGAAATTAGTAAATATTCACTTAATAAAATTATTTCTCTCGATGAAACATCAATTAGTCCAGCAATGTATTTACCGTATTCAAAGTGTCCTTTAGGAAAAAGATGTGTTATAAAAACTGATGATAATTATGTATTTAGAAAATTTACTTTGTTATGTGCTATTTCTAATTCTAAGTGTGTTGGTGCGTCTTTTTATAAAGAATGTGGAATGACTAAAGAAAGATTTGTTGAATTCTTAGAAGAAAATATATTTAATAAATATAAAAATTACTTAATTATTTTAGATAATGCAGGTAGTTATTTTATATTTTTCTTTGGAAAAATATAAAATCAGATTATTTAAAAATTTTTAATTTTAAATAATATCATAATAATGAATTTGTTAAACAAGCAATTATAAATAGTGGCAATAAATATTTATTTACGATTCCATATACCCCTAAAACCAATGCGATAGAACAATATTTTAATCAAATAAAACATTATTTGAAGTTAAATAAAAAAGTATTAAAATATGATGAATTAGTTGTGGAAATTAAAAATGCAATAAAACAAGTTAAAAAGGAAAATTATAAGAATTACTTTGAAAATTCCTATAATAAGGATGCTTATAAAGATTATGTAAAAAAAGATTCTACATTAAAAAGAAAACCTAAAAATTATAAAAATTAACTTAAATATTTACCATTTATATGTTTTAATGCATAACAATCAGTTGCATAATGACCTTCTCTACCACATTTGTAACATGTATTTTTTTGTTTAATTTTATTATTTTTATTTTTACAATATAAATTTTCATGACAAGTTACACTTTTTAGTGTATCAAATTCTTTATCACAATAACTGCAACAAAATACTTCTATTTCTTCTTCACTTGATTTTGATATTTCTTCTTTATTAATATTTGTTTTTGCATAACACTCATTACTATAATGTCCACTTCTCCCACATCTGGTACATTTATTTTTATTAAATGTTTTTGATTTATTTTTACAATAACAATCTTCTTGATCGCATTTTTTACAAATAATTGTGTTATTATTAATTATATATAGCAATCCATCAATAAAATCAATATAATTAATACCATCTCTATAAGAAATAATTGGTTTTAATGAATTACATTTATTAATTGTTTGACAAAATCCATATATATTTGTTAATTTAAAATTAAATGTTTTATCTATAATTTTTAATGCATCTATAATTTCAGATCCCTGAATAATATTGTTATTAATTTTATCATATTTTTTACAAATATCTATAAATTTAATTTTTAATTTATCAACATGTTCTAATTTACATTTATTTTCATGTAATTGATATTTATTTTCATCTGTAAATTCTTTATCACAATATTCACAAATCCAAACATTTTCATAGTTACACTCATCGTTACAATCTTTCGCAAAATGTCCTTTTTCACCACATAAAAAACATTTATCTGTTGTTCCTCTATTCATTTTTTCTAAATTTTCAATTGTTACTTTATCTAATTTAATTTGAACATATGAACCACCTCGGACATTGTTGATACCAAATTTATCCATATACATTTTTGTATATTTATCTTCGTCGTAGTCATCACAATTTGATTTTAAGTCTAATATTTTAATTGGTTTGTATTTTTTTGTCCACTGAGATCCAGAATTATTAAAATGTTGTTCTAATCTAAAATCTGGATTTGTTGTTTTACCAACATAATATTTATTATTTTTAAGTTCTAATATATATATGAATACCATTATTAACTAATGTAAATATATTATTAATTATTAATATCAATTTTTTAAATAATAAAATTCATTTATTTAAAAAATTATTTGTTATATTGTATAATGAAACTAAAAAGTATATTATATAAAAAAGAACAGGATGAAATTATCAATAAAATTATTGATATTTTGGTTTTAGATAATAATAATTCTATTATTTTATATGAACTAGATAATGATAAAATTAAACAAGATAAAATATTAGAATTAATACCCGATATTAGAAAATATTTTAGTTTTACATCTGTTATTGGTGCTTCTGAACCAGATAAAGCAAAACGTCCATATTTATCAATTATTAGACAATTAACTAAAAGTAAATATAATATGTTAAGTTGTGATTATAGAATTAAAGAAGAAGGAAAAGAAGATATTAGAACCAAAAAATATTTATTTATTGAAAAATAAAAATATATAGATTATTTAAATTTGCGTTTATTTTCTGAAATTAAAATGTATATAAAGTTATATAGATATAGTATTATATAATGAGTGCTATAGAAGAAAAAAAGACTAAACCACCTGACAAACCTACTGATTATTTCAAATGTGTAAAGATACCAATTAAGCACGTGTTAAAAAATCCTGATATTAATCTACCTAAAATTACAAATGCAGTTATTAAATGTAATAAAATTGTTATAAATACATTAATGTTTATAAAACTTTATTTATTAGATTACTTTGAAAAAAATAATAAATTACCCGAAATAGATAAAATATTTGTTAATTCGTGTATGAAAATTTTATGTAATGAAAGTGCATCAGGAAGACCACCAAAAAAAGAAGTTAAAGAACTAAAAGATAAATTAACTACATTTTATAATTCTGATTATAAATCATTAATTAAAGATACTGATTTAGATTATACCCATCTTAATACAGTTTTAGATTATCTTACAATTGGAATAATTACTATGTATGAAAATAATATTAAATTACATTATGTTGAATATGTTGAAAGATATGTTAATATTGTTTGGAAGAAAAAAGAAAATATAATTAAAATTAAGGAAGAAAATAAAGATGAAGAAAAACAAAAAGAATTAATTAATGAATTTTGCAGACAATTAAGAAAAATTAAGACTGATATTTTGGAAATTACAACTGAATATAAATCAGATGTTAAATATCATAATTGGATTAAAGATATTAAGAAGTTAATAACACCAAATAAAGAGAAATACCAAAAAGATAATTTATATTATGATTTACAATGTAATCCACAAGATTATTTACCTTGTATGATTAGAATGATGAAAGAAGTAGAAAAAGATAAAGTAATGATTTATAATGTATTTCCTATGAGAAATGATATTGTTATGAAAAGCATTAAATTAGATACAACAACATTAGTTCATTTACTAATGACAAAAAAACAAGGAAATAAGACAGATTATTTATTAGAAGGTAATTTGAAGAAATACGAAGATAAAATATGGGAATTCTTTTTTAGAACTGAAAGACAATGTTTTAAGAAACCAAAATATACATTTCACCATATGATAGAAACTGATGGTGTAA